TCATCTTAAAAATATTATACTATACAAAAACATTCTTAATAGTAGAATTAATAAATGTACTAACTTTTTAAGAAATTATAATATTAATATACACCAATTTCTTTGAAATTCCCAATTTCTTTGAAAACAACTAAGTTGTGGTCCCAATTTTTATAAAAAACAACTAAGTTGTGGTCCCAATTTTTATAAAAAAGGTTATCTAATTTTATCAAGTGTCATTGTTTTATTAAAACCATTAGTATTAACTAAAATAATTACTCCATTAAGTAACCATATATAAAAACATATAACAATATTTACAATAATAATTAAATAAATATTTACAATAACTGAATTAGTTAATAAGAACATCATTCTTTTAATTTAAATATTTGTTTAAATTTTTAAATCAGTTAAATCAGTTGATAACCTTTAATCTACACATTGGACAAAAATCATTATCTTTATTAAACCAACGATCTATACACTTCTTATGAAAACAGTGTTTACAATCTAATGTTTTTTCATATTCACCAACATTTATATTATCTAAACAAATTGGACATTCATTTTGATGTTCTTCTTTTACTTTATGATATTTAATTTGTTTAATTTTAGATTTTCTTAGATTTTTATTTTCAATATCTGTTATTGGACTGGCAAACCGTGTTGTCATATCTAAAAAAACTAATGCATGAAGATCATCATAATCTAAATTATACTCGTGTTCTTCATTAATTTGATAACCACCTTGTGGTGGTGTGTTATAATAACGACTGCTTAAACTTGTTCGTAATTGTGAAAGTGGAATTCTATTAGGGTTACGAGTATTACGTTCACGACCATTAAATAAGTTTAATAAATTTGATCTAAGTGATTCATAAACCATTGAATTTAAAATATTATCTAAATTTTCTAAATTATCTAAATTGTCAAGATTTTGAATTTCATTATTTATTTCAGTCATTTTTTAATTTATACACTTTTATTTTTTTAAGTTTTTTTAATTTAAATAATAATGAAAAGAATTAATTATTTAATTCCCTTCATTTTTATTTTTTGTTTTTTATTATTTTATTATTAAAATTACATTTAATATACAATTTTGTTTATTCCTTGTGTTCTTCTTCTATTGCTGGTTTTTGAACATTGGTAAAACTAGATTGAACATTTTGAAAAGTTGAAACACCAACAATAACCATTATAAATCCAACACAGAAGAAGATAATTGAGAATGGTGCTAGTATAGGTGATATTTTCTTACCGTATGTAGCAGCAACAATGAATAGAATACCGAGGATAAGTGTCATCATTTTCATTTTTGTATGTTTAAAATAGTTTTTTATAATTTTATAAAATATTTTATTTTTGAATTAATTTAATTTTTATTTAATTTTTTATTTAATTTTTTATTTAATTTTTTTAAGCATCAACTTCAACTTCCTCTTCTTCCTCCTCTTCCTCTACCTCAATTTCCTCAGTTTCCTCCTCATCTTCAATGGTTTCCTCATCATCTGTCTTCTTGAATGCATATCCAGTAGACTTCTGTTGCTTATGGATACGAACTTGAGTACAAATCCAGGTGATTCCAAAACCCTTGTTTGCTACCCATAGCATCTGGGGTTTGATGAGGGCAGTAATACTGTCACCCTTGTCGAGATAATTCTCATTTTTCTCATTTCCCTTAGGATCCCAAAAACTAGTAATGTACTTACCATTGGGAAGGTTCTTGTCGGGGTTGGGTTTCATGAAAAGCAACTTGAAACGGAAAGTATCAGCATACTCCTGCTTCTTGGATAACTTGATGCCAGAGTTGTAATAGGCAGAAATTACCTCACGGGTAAGTTCCTTCCCGAAGAAAGTCTTGGAATTCTTAAGAGCATAGTCAATGACATATGAATCCATCTTCTCAATGAGAACACGTAGTGCCTTGACTGACTCGGACTGATCCTGACCTTGGAAAGAAACATCAATAGACTTCTTGAAGGGGTTAGTCTTATCGGTACCAATACCGAAAGGAGCACGCATCTTGGGAGTTTGGAGAAGGGTCTCGTTAGTGCTCTCACCAACTGTCAGGTCGATATTGTATCCACCATTGGTATTAGGTTTGTGCTTGCCGAATGTTACGTTGTTGACATCAAATTTGGTCGGGGTGAGAACAGAAGGCATTTTGATTGTTAATTAAGGTGCTTGATCGCTTGATACCTTTATAATACCCGTTTCTTTAAACCATTTTTAATTTTTAAATTTTATTTTTAAATTTTTTATTTTTATTTTGTCTTTTTCCAAATCTGTTATGATTGTCTAAATCATAAGTTTCAATCATTCTTTGATTCGTATAATTAAATGAAACAGTAATTACATTATTTGGATTACGAGGATCATCCATAATATGAATTGCAGTTATACGTGGAATAAATGGATCATTAGGGAAAGTAACATTTGTAACTTCAAAATCCATACGACGACCAAATTCATCACGGTACATTATATCTAAATTTCCTGCATATGGAGTAAAATAAAAGGTTATTCCATTTCCTTCATTTATTCCAGTTTGTTGATTTACACCAAAAACTTCACATATATTACTTTGAACCGTCATTACTTGTAAATTATACATTATTTCGTTTATATTCATATTTGGATTTGGTCTTAATCCAAAATTAAACTTTTTCATTTATTATTATAAATAAAATATTTAATAATTATAGAAATTGTATAATATAATATAATTTTATTATAATGCCACCTAAAGGAAAAGGACAGAAAAAAACAATACAACCTGATCCTAGACAAGGAAATTTAAATAGTTTTTTAAGACTAGCACCAGCACAAGTACCAGCACAAGCACCAGCACAAGCACCGGCACAAGTACCAGCACCATCAAGACAGAGATCAAGATCACCACCATTACGCGTTAATGATTTAAGTACATTTTTTAATAATAATCCACAACATAATAGAGATCCTGGATATCAAAGAGCAGTAGTTATAAATAATTTTATAGTAAAACAATTAGGTATGATTGAAGATCGAACAAATTTTAATTATTTAGTAAATGAAGGTCAAGGAAGTTTTAAACAATGCGAAAGTGCTTTAGGTTGTAATAGATCTGAACTTCCTAAAGAGTTACCTGCAAATAAATATTGTAAATATTGTTTTATATGTGGATATCAATTATTTAAAAATAATAACTATACATCTGATAAATGTAAACCTGAATGCGAACATGTTTTACCTGTTTATTCTGGTGCTGCTTTTATAGGATTATATGGTGGTAATTTTCAATTAAATGAAAAATCAAAAAATAATTATGGTTGGGTACATAATTCATGTAATAGTATAAAAACTAATTTAGGAACAAATAGAATAGGTGGTATTCCATCACTATTTGTAAATAATAATAAATTAACTGATATATGGTCATTTTTAATTAGACCTACTTTAACTTCTCCATGGAAATATGAAAAAGAAGATACAGAAAATATTCAAAGAGTTGCAAGAACACAACTAAGTAGTCATTGTATTATTAATAATAATAATAAAATAGATTTATTAATAGATCAAAAAATGTATGAAATATTACAAATATTAAACAGTAATGAAGTAATTGGTAATCTTAATGGATCTTTTTTAGTAAATGATATATTAAATAAAATTAAAAAAGAAACATATAATCTAACAACAGTTTTTATAAATTATATAATAGGTTTATATCAATTAGCATTATATCATACATGGACCGAATATCAAGGAGATTTAGATAAAATATGTGAATACAATAATTTTAGAATATGTGTTCAATATGCATTACAACCACCAAGTTCTTCATTTGGAAAAAAACGTAGATTAAGATTTGGTAATTATGGATACGTATCTAAACAACAAGCAGATAGAGCATTTGGACATTTAATACAACTTCCACAAATTTTTATAAAAGTAGCACATGGTAATCGTTCAAAAGCAGAAATAATTGGAAATTATTTTATCAAAAATGTAAATAAAATAATATATTCAAATTCAAGTTCAAATTCATTAAAAACATCAAGTAATGTTACACCAACAACATCTGGTTCATCTTCTCCAAAAAGTATTTCTCCTTCTAGATCACCACCTGGATCTCCACCTAGATTATTACTTAAAAATGGATTTGGAAAAAGTATATTAACAAAACAAAAGGTTCAAAATGACATTACTTTTCTTAAAAAAATCAATTTTATTTCAAAAAGAAAAACAAAGTTTGGTGGAATGATTTTTTCTAGACTAAATAGTAATACTGGTGGTAATAGTAATCTTTATACACGAAGAACTGGAAGAACATCACCAAGATTACTTGCAAGTAGTATATTTTCACTTGATAGACCAATTGATCCTGAAGTTGAAAGACAATGGCAAGAAGAAAGAAATAGAAGAGTATTACAAGCACGTTTAAGACAAAGAAGAATTGAACTTGCTGAACAAATGGAACTACAAAATCAAGTAGTTTCACGTAGAAAAGTGATTCCATGGAGAAATAGAAAATCAAGAAACTAAACTTCAAAGTTTAAAATTTAAAGTTTGTTTGTATTAATAACAAATAAAATATCATCCCATCTACCTTTAATGTGACGTAAATCATAAATTTCTATATAAGTTTTTAAGTGATTAGGTGTAGCATTTATAAGTTGAGGTATCCAATCAATATTTTGAATATCTTCTAAAACTATAATACCTTTTTCAGCAAGTATTTGTGAATAAAGATTTAAAACAATTTTCATACTTTCTAAAGTATGTAATCCATCATCAATAATTATATCAAATTTTAAATTATTATTAATAAAAGTAGATTCTACAAATTCTGGGTTATATGCATCTGTTTCTGTATATAAAATAATATGATTATCAATTAATAATTCTGGTAATATTCTACTTTTATCTAATACATCTATTCCATAAACTATGGAGTTTTCAAAATAAGATCTCCATAATTTTATACTTGCCCCATTTAAATCAAATAAATCACCTATACCAATTTCTAATACATTTTTTGCTGATTCTTTTTTATTTTGAAATAATTTTTCATAAGTTTCTATATAACTATGAGCAGTATTTTTATCAGTTCGATTATTATCTATCAGATCAATGAGTTTAAGATCTACATGTTTAAGATTAGACATTTTCTGTTTAGATTTAAAATTAAAAATGATTATTTTTATTAATTTTAAACCTAAATTATAATATTCGTTTAAAATAAAATGCCAATACGTAAAAAGACACGTGGTGAAGAAAGAGCAGAAGCAGCAAGAACACTACTTGAAGCACAGGCAAGAAGAACTGAAACAGAAAGACAACAACGTATAAGAGCAGAACAAAGAAGAAGGGAAGAACAAAGAATAATACAACAAGCATATATACATAGATATTCAAGATTTCCAAGATATCCTAGATATTCAGAACTTGGTATTTTTTGGAGTGGTGGTCCAGTAGAACATGGAGAAGAAGTTAATCAAGTAATTAATTCTTCTTCTTCTTCTCCACCAAGAAGATTTCCAGGTGGAAGAATAAATCCAACACCAATGCATTTACAACAATTTGAAGTATGGGATCCTGAAAAATCACCACGTGGTTTATATGATTTTGGTAATAAAAAATTAACTAAAAAACAAGTTATACTTCATATTAAATTTTTAAAAAAAAGATTTATTTAAAGAAAATATTCGTTTTTAAACGTGACTTATATATGTCATATTAAATTAATTAAATTTTATTTAATATTCTAAAAATTAAAATTTACTTAAAGACTAATTGGTATAATTAATTACAAAAAACAAACATCTAAATAAAATGGCATCCGTAACTGTTGAAATTGGTGCTGAAGTTGCTAAGGTTGATGCATCTGAGCAACTCAAGGCAGTTCTTGTATCTCTTACTGAACAAGCAACTGTGATCAAGGGTCTCATTGCATCTGTTCGCAATGTTATCAAGGATTCTGACAAGCAATCTAAGGAACTTGAGAAACTTCGCAATAAGCGTACTCGTGTCAAGACTGAGCGTTCTGCCGATGCTCTTCCATCTGGAATTACCAAACCAGTTGCCATTACAGATGAACTTGCAGTGTTCCTTGGAGTTGCACCTGGAACACTTGTTCCCCGCAATGAGGTAACCAAGGGTGTTTCTGCCTATGTCAAGAAGAATGAAATTTCTGATCCTACAAACAAGCAAAAGTTCGTCCTTGATGATCGTCCTGCTGCAAAGGCACTCAAGAAACTTCTTGGCAACCCCGCTGAAGATGTTACCTACTTCAATCTCCAGAAGTACCTAAAGCACCACTACGTCATGAACCCTGATGCAGTGCCTGCTACACCCAAGAAGGTTAAGAAGGTAGTTGAGGCAGCACCTGCTACACCTGCACCAGTTGTAGTTGCTGAACCCGAGAAGGTTAAGAAGATTGTCAAGAAGGTAGTTGTTAAGAAGAAGACTGAACTTGCTGAAGAAGCATGAAGTCATGAAAGAATTGAAGCACTTTATACAAGACACTTTGTACAAGACACTTTATAAAATAATTTTTTAAAATGGGGGGACATATCATAAACAAAACAAAACAAAAAATAAAAAATTTAAATAAATAAATTAAATTTTTTAATTTTTTAAACTTTTTACAATTATTTTTAAGCACTTGCAAGAACAGCAAGATTTGGGTAGAGTGTTCCATCAATAGGTGTAAGTGCAGTTTCACGATTATAATCACCTGTGAATGATTGCCAGCGTGATACAAGACGGGGATTAACTTTGTTATCAACAACTTGTCCATAAGGAATATCACCTTCGGTAATACAGAAATTATTGTATTTAACAACATTGGGGTATGTTGTTTCACAATTTGGTAGAGTACTCATTTGTCCTGGTGATGCTTGGAGTTTAAGATTATTTGATGGATTATAAGAGTCATTGTAATTCATTGGTTGAGAATTATTAATAAGTTGAAGTCCCTTATCAACCATACCTGTAGTATATGCTGCTGAATAAAATTGATTTTCTGCTTCATCAATTGGTTTATAAGCAAGTTGATTACCAGTTGATCCTATTTTAAGAATCCTTGCCCCTTGATCAGATCCTTTAATTCCAGTTGGATCACTGAGATTTGATTCTCCATAAGATTGGGGAACTGTATAATCTGTAAGTAGAGGACCAGGATTACCTGGATCGAATGAATTTGAATCAGATTTACTCATTCCTACACCAGTACCTTGTGGGTATACCATTGCAAGACCAATTTCTT